GTAATCCTAATGGAAGACCAAAAGGTGCTAAGGGTAAAATTTCTAGTGAGGCACGAGAATTGTTCGTGCAGGTCATGGAAGGCGAGATGGATAACATCAGAAACTCACTAGGCATATTGCGTGAGAACAGCGACGAGAAATACCTAAAGGCTTTAAGCAGCTTAATGCCATACTTTATGCCAAAGCAAGTAGAAACAGACGTAACGATTTTAGAGGCTTCTAAGCCGCCTTCGTGGTTTGATGAGGTATTGGATAGGACAGACCAAGAAGAAGAGAACCTAACCACGTGAAACAGCCTAAAGCGTACTATGATGTCAAAGGCAGCAAGGCGCGTATAGTTTGCTTGCAAGGTGGCAGTAGAAGTGGCAAGACATATTCGGTCTTACACTGCCTGTGTGAATGGTGCTACACTTACCAAAACTCACAGTTTACTATAACGATTATACGCAGAAGTTTTCCTTCGCTTCGTGCTAGTGTGATGCGCGACTTCTTCAACATCATACAAGAAGCAGGATGGTATCAAGAGAAGCACCATAACAAGACCGAGAACACATACAATCTATTTGGCAACCTAGTTCAGTTTATTAGTGCTGATCAACCTGACAAATTTAGGGGGGCAAAACATCACTTCGTTTTTCTCAACGAGTGTACAGAGTTACAAAAAGAGGTTTTTGTTCAAATTTCTATGCGCTGCCTTTATAAGATATTTATAGACTTTAACCCTTCAGAAGAATACCATTGGCTATACGACACGGTTATACCTAGGGATGACTGCGACTTCTTTAAATCTACGTACCTAGATAACCCGTTTCTAAACAAGGAGGTAATAGAGGAGATTGAAAGACTCAAAGACACAGACGAGAATTACTGGAGAATCTATGGACTAGGAGAAAGAGGCATAAGTAAGGAAACTATATTTCAAACTCACGTATACGACGAACTACCCGAAAATGCTAAGCACATAGCATACGGGTTAGACTTTGGATTTGCTGCTGATCCTGCTGCCTTGGTACGGGTCAGTCAAAGGGGGGATGAACTGTACATGGAGGAGTTAATATACAGCGGAGGCTTAACCAACCAAGACTTAGGAGAGAAGTTCAAGACATGGGATATAGGAAGGCATGATGAAATTATAGCTGACAGCGCAGAACCTAAAAGCATTACTGAGTTATCGCGCATGAACTTTAACGTCAAGCCTGCACGTAAGGGAGCAGACAGCATACGCAATGGCATTGACATAATGAGAAGGCATAAGTTGTTTATCAAATCAGACAGCTTGAACTTGCAGAAGGAGTTTAGAAACTACAAGTGGAATACAGATCGAGATGGGCGTATACTGCCACACCCAAAGGACGCATGGAATCATGGCATCGACGCTGTGAGATATTGCTGCCTTAACAAACTAGCCCACAGAAACCGTTCATACTACGTAAGATGAAAGTAAGCCTACCTGAAGGTTACCACGAAATAACCATAGAGCAATACCAAAACGTTTGGAAAGCATACGAGAAATCGATGAACGCTCACGAATCAGTACGACTAGCTATTGAATGCTTAGGAGGACTAGAACAAGGCTCACTACAAAATGCCCAATGGCACGAGATAGAAAAAGCAGGTGAATTGCTTGCGTGGTTTATATCCGATCCTGACGCTTCTACTATGAAGCAGCCATTACAAAACAAGGTCAAGCTAAATGGCAGGTGGTACGGATTCATTCCTAACTGGACAACGCTAACAGTAGGTGAATTTGCAGACTTAGACACGTACTGCAACCAAGGGATGTTTGAGAACCTGCACGTAATTATGTCTATCCTTTACAGACCAATTGCGCTTGAACGTCACGATAGTTACGAGATAGAAACATACCTGCCAAGCAAGGAAAGGAAGGCAGAAATGCTTAACTTGAAGATGGATGTAGCTATTGGAGCATTGGTTTTTTTTTGCAACATCGAAAAGGAATTAGCTATCACTATGCAACGCTCTTTGAAAAGAATGGAGCAGATGAAAAAGCCAAAACCATTCACAGCAAGTGGGGATGGTACGCCACTATCTACGAACTAGCAAATCAGAATCCTTTAAGTATTCAGAGTGTAACAGAACTTTATATAGAAGATGTACTGACTTTCCTTTCATACGAGAAAGACGTTCGAGTATCTCAAAACATCAAGATGGATGCAGACAATACAAGACATTAACAACGCTCTACAAGAAATTGTAAACTCTCATAAAACATTGAAAAGTTTCCACACGTCTACGATTGATACATTGGACATGGAGAAGCTAAACGTAACTGACTACCCGTTGCTGTATGGTCAATGCACAGGCGCAACGATGGAAGGTGGGGCTACTGTTTTTGCATATGAAATTATAGTGGGTGATCTTGTAATAGAGAAACAGCAGGAAATCATTACACAGATATACACGGAAACTTATTTATTGCTGCAAGACGTAGCAAGTCAGTTTGTGTTTAACGTCAACCAAGGCAGCGAAATATCGAATGCTTGGAGTTTTGAATTGCCGTTGAACTGCACACCGTTTACAGCTAGGTTTGACAACCTGCTTACAGGGTGGAGTACACAGTTTGAGATTAAGCTACCCACACCATTGAACCTCTGCATTGCTCCTTATGACTAAGTTAGAAGTAGAAATTAACGTAGGGCAAAACAGGTACTTGCTAAAGATGCCTAAGTTTTTGAAAGCGATCAAAGACTTGGGAGGCTATGTTGTGTCGGAGGCACAAAGCATTCTAGTAGAAAAGGACAAAGTGGTTACGGGTGCTTTGTCTGAGTCACTAGGGTTTGAACTGTCGGAAACTGCTACAGGCTTAACCATGTCATTTGGTGCTGATGTCCCTTATTGGGATTTTGTAGAGCAAGGAGTAAAAGGTGCAGCGTCTTCTGTGAAAGCACCCGACAGCGAATATCAATTTGGAAGTGAGACAGGTCAGAAGGGAGCGTTAAAGCCTGCGATTAGAAAATGGATAACAGATCGAGGCATAAGCAATCAGTCGTGGAGAGATAAGAAAGGGAGGTTTTTAAGTTACGATGCTATGTCGCAAAGGATAGCAAGAAGCGTTTACTTGACAGGCATTAAGCCTACAGGTTATTATGCACTAGCATTTGACCATGCAGAAAAACAAGCACAGCGAAAACTAGGCACAGCGTTAACCAAAGACTTGCAGATATTCTACAACAGCAACTTTGGCAAAGAGTATACAGTCACAATTAATTTAGGGTAATGGCATATCACGTAAGACAAACAAGCATAGGTTTACGCGGTTCGTATGACGAACTAATCTATGTAGTTGAAGATGACTCAAACACAGGACTGCCTAAATACAGATATGCGTGTAGAGTAATTGTTGACTTAACTACCCAAGCTACTTTATCACAACTACCAAACAACGCAAGCTGTGCGGTTTTTAATCCACGAATCGTCGCTGCTCAAAGCGTAAAGCCCGATGAAGACAAATGGTTTTTAGGTCAATCAGCAAGCAATTTACTGAGTACAAACACAAATGCCTTCAAGACTGTAACAATGCGCTTTGGCTATTACTCAGCAGCAGCCGCAAATTTACAGCCTACGCTAACGCTTGAACAAGATTCAGATCAAACAGTACAGTTGGTATCAGGCAATTTTACCCTGCCTACGTCAACGGTCATTGAAACGACAGACAGCGATTCATACATACCTGATGATTCAAACGCCTTGTTTCTTTCTGACACACCTTTAGTGGGAGGGGTGTACAAAAATTACGTGGTGTATGACACAGGCAAAACGACTTGGGCAACACTAGCTTTTATCAACACTACAGATTCTGACGCGAATTACATAAGCATTCGATATTATAATGGGTCAACGGTTTTAAGTCAAAACACACTAACTAACGAAAGTGCAAATGGCGGTGTAACACCTAGCACTGTAACAGCAGACACTGAAAGGCTTCTTTATCTTGGAGTTGGAACAGCAAACTTTAATGGTCAATCAGGCACGTATTCACCTGCACATTCAAGTAATGCAGGGTGGACACACTATGACATTATTTTATCAGACAACCAAGGCGATCCTTGGACATTTGCAGTTTCTGCCACATATAGGTTTGAGCGTTTAGACTGCAACAAGTTTCAGCAGGCAGGAGATTTTTACACGCTGCACTGGTGGAACAGCAAAGGTGGATTGGATAGCTTAGTGTTCAATGGCAAGTCAGAGTTAAGCCAAAACATTAGGCGCACAGAATACAGGGAGATTGGAGGTAACAGCTATGATGCAAATGGTCAAGGGGCAACGGCTTATAGCAAATACAGCTACGAAGGAGGTAAGACACAATCAAACGCCATAACGACAACTACGTTTACATTAAATACAGCGTTTGGTGATCCTGCTACATTAAGTCCTTTGATGATGTCGCTTATGAATAGCGAACGAGTATATATGACAGGCAGCGATAACTACGGCACAAACTCTACAGGGGCAGACAAGAACAAGACTGTACGAGTCATAGTAGCTGACGGTTCGTTTCAACGCAAAACATCTGTCAATGATGGTTTGACTTCTTATGAGTTACAGGTAGATATTTCACGCTCACGCCCAACTAGGTAATGGTACAATTAATAGCTAGAGAGCAAAGCGATAGTGCTGAACAAATTCAATTAGATACACCTAAAATATCTATTGAGTTAAATTTTCAGTTTCAGGATTTAGCAAAGCCGTTTGCAAGTCGAGTCCCATACAGTTTCAATTTTAAATTACCTGCTACTAGAACGAACCTAAAGTTTATGTCGTTCTATTACGACTACAACGTTACAAAAGGAACGTTCAAAGCAACAAAACGTACTAGTGTTGACCTGTACGATAATGGCGTTTTGGTCATGTCAGGTATAATGCAACTGTTGAGCGCAACAGAAGAAGAGTATACCGTAGTAGTATTTGAAGAGTTGGCAAGACTGTTTGAAGAAATAAAAGATTTGTCTTGGGAGCAGTTGTTTATTACTGAGGCAGGTACAGTTGATACTGATTTAGATCATTTTCTTACGTGGGACAACATCATTAGTAGTTGGTCATTAACAGACATAACTACGGGAAACGTAGGCAATGGAGTTATTGTATATCCCTTAGCAGATTATGGGGTAAGCAGCGCAACTAACGCTGAGTCAGCAGGCACAACTAGCGCAGGCTTTATGTATGATTCCGATGGTTATAGCTTAGGAACAGGTGGATTAGACCCTGTTAACTTTAAGCCTGCCATACGTATACAGTACCTAATTAAATACATTTTTGAATACGCAGGTTTTGTATACAACAGCACGTTTTTTGATAGCGCAGACTTTCAAAAGATTTATATGTTTCTTGCTACAGAAACAGAACGGGTACAATCAAGGGCAACATACGGATTTAAAACAGGCTTGACTTCTGCGTTGAATATACCTACATCGCAAACGGGAATTTACCAAACCTTAAATTTTAACTTAGAAATAGGCAACCCGTTTTATGATCCTGACGGACTGTCAACTAATGGACAATTTACAGCCCCATTTGATGGGTACTATTTACTACAAACAATGTTGCTAGTTGAAGTGCCTAACTATACTTCATTAGCATCGTTTAACGTCAATGTTCGATTTGCTCAAAATGGAAACAGCTATAGTGGTACAAACTTTGTAAACACCTGTGACCCAACGGTAGTTAACGTAATTCAAAGTCAATCATATTTACAGCTTGCACAAGGTGATGTAGTTGAAGTAGAATGCAGCACCAGTAATATTGATGACGCAACCCAAATTACAACAAACGATGGCAATCTAGTTTCGTATTTTACTTTAGAAAGTTCTAGTGTTTCTACAGCTATAGTTGATGTGTCATCAAATTTTCCTGATGTTACCGTTGACAAATGGCTGAAAGCTATATTCGAAAAGTTCAACTTACGCATGGTTACTGATCGAGATGCTGTAGGCACAATTTATGTTGAGCCGTGGAATAATTGGTGGGACACGGGAGAAAGCAAGGACTGGACAAACAAAGTAGACGCTGACAGCATAACGATTGAACCAACTACTAAGTACCAAAAGAAATCAATAAAATTTTCTGATGGTGAGGGAGAAGATTTTTTAAATCAGTATTATCAATATCATCAGAAAAAAGTAAAAGGTTCATTTGTGTATGACAATGAAGACAATGATTTTGCAACTGGTGAAAGCGAAACAAGTGATATATTTCAGCCTTTGCGTTTAAGGAAAATCTATCAAAACGCAGAAAACAACACTTCTAGTTTAGTTCCTAATGTACTTGTGCCTGTATTTTGGAGTTGGTCAGAAACCGACAACATTTATTTAAAAGAATTTGTTTCGTGTAAACCTGTGTTAGCATACTACAATGGTTTACAGTCCATAGGCAACGGAGTAACTTTTAAATATGGCACGCAAAACAGCGCGGTTTATCCTTACTTCTCACAAAACAATAGTTACGGTGTTACAGAAAGCACTTTATCATTGTATTGGGGCTATGGCTATCCAAGCAATTTGAACACGCCACCAATCAACGGGTACACAAAACAACAGCTATTTGACGTGTATTGGTTGCGTATGATAAATGAATTGTACGCAGAAGATAGTCGCTTAATGACAGCTAAGTTTTCACTAAACGCAGCAGACATATATAGTTTAAGGTTTAATGATCTACTGTATATTGAAGGCGCATATTGGAAATTAATAAGTCTAAAAAACTTTGCGCTTGATAATGAAAAATTAGCAAATGCAGAACTGATCAAAGTAATCAACGCACCAAATGCAAGAATTAGTTCTAATTGTCAACTAGAAATAGCAGACTTTGGTCTGAATGCAGACGGCACAGTTGATTTTATTGACATAGAAACAGGATTGCCTGCTGATGCTACGCCTGAATGCTGTCAACTTAATGGTTTTATTTGGAGTGATTTACACAATAAATGTTTTCACAATACGGGAAATTCTCATGGTGGAGGGGGCACAAATCCAATTGGTTCATTCGAAGATGCTGAACCAACAGGAGGCTATCCAAATAATCCTGCTGACGTAGGGGTATATAACGACATTAAAGTAACACCGTTCAATAATAATTTTATTTCAGGCGGTACGTATACAGCGGAATTTTTTGCAAGAACAACAAGTCAAAATAGCGTATCTGCTTATACAACGTCAGGCATGATGGATTTAAACGTTCCTGATGATACGATTACTTATATTACTTATGACATAACTACAGTAGAGGTAGGGGGCACAAGTGGTACTCATGGTAATGCAGCGAATTTTACAGCGCGTACAGCTTTAGCAAACACTAGAACAGGCGCAACAACAGGCTGTACATTACGAACAATAGGCAACCCAACGATAATAAATAATCAAAGTGACGGTGGCACGCATGGCGCAATTAGCATAAATACTGCTCAACGTGGTATAGGTGCAGCAGGAACATATTCTCTGCAATGTTCAGGAAAATCAAATGTTATTGAAGATTGGTATATACGCGCAACTGTTCAAGTTGTAAGAATACCTGATGCTCAAGTAGTCCTAGGTGGCGATGCTTATTTTAATCTTACTCCTGACACAAAGATTACATTAAACGTAAGCCCTACAGAAACCTTAGAATTTAACTGATGAAATACTGGATCAACGCCATAGGGTACGGCTTGCCTTTAGCTGTACGTTTAGCACAAGACGAAGAGCAAAAAGGTAAAAAGATGTGGATGCATTGGTACGGGAGACACGATTTAAAAGTTAGCGCGTTGAAGAAAATCAACTTAATACTGAAGAACAGATGAGTAATGACATGAACTTTAACCTGATCGGAGTCGATAAGGTTACACCTGCTGCTGAAAAAGCTACGCAATCATTAGATAATCTGAGTCAAAAAGCAGATCGTGCAGGTAAGCGAGTAGGGAAAACGGGTAGAACGGCAACAAAAGATTGGGCAGGGCTTGGTGATTTATTTTCAGGGCTATTACCTAGAGGTTTAAGTCGGACGCTACGACAGTTTAAATCTACCCAACGATCAGTTTCACGATTAAGCAAAGGCTTTAAAGGATTAAAAAGTGCTATTGCTTCAACAGGAATTGGTTTACTTGTTGTCGCTTTGGGTGCAATCGTAGGATATTGGGATGACATATCAGCGGCAATCAACAGCGCGTCAGATGAAACAGACAAGCTAGTTGAGGAGAACAAAGAGTTAGTGCAAGCTGCAAAAGATCAGCTAGAAGCAATAAGTGCTACTGAGAATATTTTAAAATTGCAAGGAGCAACAGAAGAAGAAATCTTATCAATGCGCATGGCAGCTACAGATGAAGCTATAGCCGCGCAAAGAATCATGATTGACTCTTTAAAGCAGCAAAAGAAAGAACAAGCAGAAGCAGCACAAACAGCGAGCGATGTAGTAGCAGGTATTTTGACTTTAATTACAGCACCTATAGCAGCAGCCTTAGTAGCTATAGATGCAATAAGCGAAGGGCTAGTAAAGATTGGCGCATTAGATGAAGCAACAAACTTAGCAGAAGGATTCTATTCAGGCATTGGTGATATGCTGTTTGATCCTGAAGGCATAGAAGAAGACGGTCAAAAGGCAATTGATGAAGCAGAAGAACAGCTTCAGCGTTTAGAAAATACACGAGCAGGCTATCAATTACGAGCCAATAAAAACGAGGAACAGGCAGAAGCAGCAGCGCAGAAGAAACGAGATGATGCAGCTAGGAAGAGAGAGCAAGACGCGCAATTTGTAGCAGATCGGTTAGTCAAGATACAGGAAGAGATGTATTTGGCTATGATTGAGGATGACATAATGCAGCAGAAGGAAAGGCGAAGGTTGCAGTATGAAGCAGATCAAGCAGAACTAAAAGCTAGGGGTGCAACATTTTCTCAGTTGCTAGTTTTAAAGCAACAGTATGATATGGATCTTGAGGCTTTAGACCAACAAGCACTTGACAGAAGGAATGCTAAAGAAAAAGAGCGACTAGATAAGGAGGCACAGCTTGCAGAAGAATTTCGACAGAAAGACTTAACAGATAAGCAGCTAGAAGAAGAAGCGGCATTTGCTGAATTTGAAAGACAGGAAGAGTTAGCAGGCACAAACGATGCGTTGCTGCTTGAAGCGTTTGAGGCTTACCAACTACAGAAAGATGCCATAGCTGAGAAATACAATCAAAAAGAGATTGATGAAAACCAAGAGGTAATAGACCTTGAGATTCAAGGAAGGCAGGCACTAGCTAAAGGAGTAAGCGGTGTGTTTAAGCAAATGGGCAGGTTAGCAGAACAAAACAGCCAAGAGCAAAAGACATTAGCTGTAGCAGACGTTTTGCTTAATCAAGCTATTGCAATGGCAAACGCAGTAAGAGGCGCATCAGAAACAGCCAAAGACCCTATTTCTTTAGGCGTGCTTATTACTACTATGGTTGGCGGTGTGCTTAGTAGCTTTGCAAGTATTAAGGGAATCCTAGATCAAGCAGGAACATCAGGCGGTAGCGTAGGTGGTGGTTCAACTGGTCAAACGCGATCAGGCTTTAACACGCAAAGCACAGCACCTTTGCCTTCACGCTTAGAAACAGCAGGCAATGTACAGGCTTATGTAGTACAAAGTCAATTAGAAGGGCAGACAATACAATCAGAACAGTTAGCCGCTAAAACTACCCTTTAATTTTACGGGTTGGTGTTACGCTTCTTTATATGTATATTATAGACATAGAACAAAGTCATGAAAAAAACAGAACTATCTTATAACGGTTGGGCAAATCACGCAACATGGCTTGTTGCTGTTTGGGAATACATTGATTTAATTTCAGAAGGTTATTTTGAAGATGGTGATAAACCTGAAGATGTAAACGAGCGTGACGTAGAAGAAAGGTTTTATGATTATGTAGATGGTGAAATGCCTAACAACGGCATTATTTCTGACATGGTTAGTAACGCAACTTCAACGATTGATTGGAGAGAAATTACAGAACACGTTAAGGATCAGCTACAAGACAGGATTCTAGACAACTTCTAATGAATATTCGTAGAGAACAAGATTTATTTGAAGACTACCTAGAATCGGTAGGCATGGAATATGACAGCGTATCAGGACTTACGCAGGTATTTATGCGTTCAAATGATTACGATGTGTTCTTTACAGACAGGGGTATTGAGGTAGAAAGCTATGCACCTATGATGGGCAATGTAGAATTTATAAACGCTGATCAGTTGATTGATTGGTTTGAAGAACAATAGAAATATGAAGTATTTTCCACCTGCTATTATTGATGAGATTGCGGACAAAACAGATTGGAATGATCATAACGGTTCTGTTCTATTTCTTTTGATGTTTATGGACAAAGACGGAGTGCGAGGCTTAGATGGTTATATAGATGAGATTAAAGAAATTATAGAAATTCATCATGCCGCAAATTCTATGTCTACGGGATTAATTCGTCAACGTAGGCATTTAATGTTAGATGTTATGGACATTGTGTATGAGAACTACTCAAACGCAGATGAAGTGGCAATGGCTTTTTAAAAAACAGAGATATGGAAAATTACTTAGGACAATACATTGCTGACATTTTGCGCGATGCGTCAAGAGGAGTGTACAAAGACATTTACAGCACAATGAACATTACTGATACTACTGATGAAATTTCAGAAGATTTTGTAGCAGCGATGGAAAATGAAATTGAAAATTTCGTTGACGATTACTTGTTGAACCGATTCTAAACAACAGAGATATGGAAAGAGAACTTTACAACCATCTTAGTGATGCTTTATCTGCCTTAGACCAAGGTATAGTTTCGGCACAAAACGCTGATAGACCTTTTATTGCAAATCTATTAGAAGATGCGTTTGACCTTGTAGACAAAGCCGAAAAGAGATTTTAAACAATAGCTATATGTATAAATATTATTCAGCACTACAAGAAACTGATGGTTACCAAGTGTTACCACGTCCTTTGTATTTGCACAATGACAATGCAGGAGCAATTACTTTAGACATTAAACCGTTTCCTGAAAACTCGGTTATTACTTCTTTTGCTGCTACTAACACAAGTGTAGTCAGTTTATTTCCAGCATTTAGCCCACAATTGAAACAAGCACAAGTTGCTACGCAGTATACAGCGACTACAATTTCAGGTAT